ACCTAGGGTAAGTCCCTATAAAATAATCCTTGCATACTTTAGAAAACTAAATTATTCTGTATTTACTGCATGAGCAGTGTTAAATAAAGGGATAGAAAAATGAACGCAATAACAAACATCAACGCATTAACTGTAGATACATTAGGTGGTTTATTGGCACAAATCGCTGAACTTACTAAACAGGCTGACATGATTAAAGATGCTTTAAAAGACCAAGCTACTGCCCCAAATGGTTCTAAGGTGTTTGAGGGTGCATTATTTAAATCTACGGTTGTAGAGTCTAATCGTGCCGTTGTCGATTACAAAGCTCTATTAGCTTCCTTAAATGTTGAGGCTGACACAGTAGCAAAATTCACTAAAACTACAGCCGTTTTTGCTGTTAAAACTACGAGTAAATAATATGAGAACATTTATGGAAGCACTCATCGGGGCAGCAATTGCCTTTGGTATTCCGTTAGTTGTTTGGGTATTGGTGTCAGGATGGTAAATATCATCGCCCTGTTAACAGCCACATTTATTTGTGGCTTTGTTATCTTCCTTGCCGAACTTAATCATCAACCTATTAAATACGATTGTCGCATGGCAACGTATCCAACCGCAGTAGATGTACCCATCGATGTTATTGAACAATGTAGAAAAAAGGAGAAATAATGGAAACTCAACATCAAATCATTGTAAAACTCGCTCGTAGACGTTGGATTAGCCCTATGGAAGCGTTAAATGCAGGTGGTGGTATGAAGCTATCAACTCGGATCGGAGAGCTTCGTAAGGCTGGCTATTTGATTTTAGACAAGTGGCACATATCCAAGAAATTTAAACTTTATCGTGTAATTGGAGAACCAAAATGACACCTCCAAAAATACTTGATCCTAGACGTTTTCAATGGATAAAACCTGAATCAACCGATATTTTAAAAAGGTTTGAATCTTTAGGTTGGATACCGCCTAGTAAAAATCCCCATTTTATTCAAAAATGGAAACAATATAAATTAACTTAACCTGGATAAGGCGGCTTGTTTAACTTCAGCAACTCGCCTTAACCAACCTTTACCAAAGGTAGCAAATGTACCCAGTGATCTGTAAAACAGTTCCTTTTGTGCAGAAAAATCATCAATTAATTTTTTAGTATCTGCTTCATTGATTGCCTTCATGGTATTAGGCCCGATAGCACCGTCAGCAACTACACCAAGCGCACGTTGAAGCAAACGTACAGCCTGACCTACTCCCATATTAACGGCAGCGTCAAATACTAAATAATCCACACCTATAGGTAAATCAGGGCAATACGCTTTATCAAAATACAGGGCTTTATAAAATGGGATTATATCTTCTTTTGTTAATCGAGCCATTTCACCGTCATTAATAGGTCGTTTAATCCATGTTGACCAAGCGTTTTTAGTGACTCCCATCATTGTTTCGCCACCATGATCACGAGGATCATTAACGTAACCACCTTCTGATTTAAGAACTAAATCTAAACATTTTTGAAAATTATCGTTCATTTTGATTTCATATCCATAATTTTTTCAAGCGTTCTGCCACCAAAGTAGAAGCTCATAATCAGCATTCCCCATTGACCAAGTAATTCAACATACGTTTTATTGGTGTCAATTCCAAATGCCGACATCATAGCAAACGTAAAATAGCCCGATAAGATAGCTATTAGCGTCATAGGACGTATATTTTTAGATAACCATGAGTCACTAGCCATATCAGCTACGGCACGTTTGGTGACTTCCTGTGACTCGGATATGTCAGCATTTAATTGTGCTAACTCACCGTTTTGTTGCATTTGGAGTAGCTCTAATTGAGCCTTAGCTTTTTGTTCAGGATCAGGAAAGAACTTGTCAATAAGTTTAGAGCCAATGCCTAATATAGCGTCAAGTGGAAACATTATTTATTCTTTCTAAAGTGCAATAAGGCCAAGTCAAATACGATGATAGACGCACCAATATCTTTAGTTATCCACAATGGAAAAAACGTATCTACTGGGTAAGAACCGTAATCAATAAAATATAATGTACGCATGATCTGTACTATTAAACCTGTGGTCATTACAAATATACCGATTTTAGAAAACATCCGCATATCTGAAAAAAACCCACTAAATGCTAAAAATGCGACTGTAAGTATTGCAATTAGCTCGATAATTAAAATTGTTATTAGCCAATATGTTACTGTCATTTTTTAACTCTTGGTTTGCGTTTAAGTTCATCAGCAATTTCTTTGATGTCCATGTGCTCACGTTTGCTCATGTAATTCGATACCCAATTGATAACGGCGACGCTACAAAGACCAAGTATCCATGACAAGCCAATCAGCGTATCTAAGTTTTCAGCGTTAATGCCTAGTTTTTCAGCGACTGCACCTGTAAAACAAAAACCTGCCATTGAACTAATACCACCAGCGATAAATATAGATGCTACCTTACCTTTTTCCTGTAGCTTTTCAGGTGTCCAAAACATCGCTAGGCTTAATCCACCGAATAAACCACCGATTGCTGGGGCTAATTTTTCAATCAAAAAATTGTCTAACATTATTTGCCTATGATGGTTTTGATAATATCTAAGAACATATCTTTACCAAAGAAAACCGAGGCAATTACGGCGTATAAAAGATACTCGATGCGCTGCATACGTTTTGATCCGTTGGCAAACGATTCTAAGATGGCATTGTAGCGTTGCTCACACACAGCTTCATGTACTGACAATCTCTTATCATTTTCAGCTATAGTAGCTTCTATATCCATTATTCGTAAAGGATGTTAATTGAACCAGCGTCAAATGTATCTGTACCGTTTACTGTGGTAATTCGTACTCGGTCTAGAGTTCCGCCAAGAGCTAATTTACCAGCCACATAAGACTGAGCAGGATAAACAGAGTTTGCTGAAACGCCAGACGCAACCCATGTATTGCTTGTTATTAAGGTCAAAACTAAGTGTCCGTCAACAGCAGCTGTAGCGGGGTAGTAAACAGCGTAATTGTCAATAAGAAAGCCAGATGTATACGCAACTAAAATAGGTGTTCCTGAGTTTGCACTTGTGGATGTCGCACCTGTATATCCAGTTGTAGTTACCGAACCAGAGCCAATCTGAACTTGTCTAAAAGATGTGCCACTTGTGCTTACACCAGCAAACATCACAGTAATACGCTTTGTCCCTGATGGAATACCTGTAAAGTCAATACTTGTACCACTTGTAGAAGCCTGTGCCGTAGCAGAGTTAATTACTCCTACCGTTGCTAGATTTGAACCATCTAAAGTAATTGACATATTAAACCTTAATGGCTCGTAAGCCTTCTAATGTTGTTTCAGCGTCAACTAATTTAGTTACATCACGCAGTCTTTGTTTTTCAGCCACGATAGCCGTTGTATCTGCATTAGATTCTTGCGCCCTTTGGAACAATACATCCTGTGCCGCTAGCAATGGTGCGCGTTCTGCACGAAGTCTAGTCTTAGTCATTGCCTTAGCCTTGTCTAAATTAACGCTTACAGAGCCGTTTGCCAATTCCCAAGCATCAAAGAATAAAGCACCGTCACCTTGAGGTAAAGTAGAATCATCAACAATGATTGCACCTGATGGAGCGTCTTTTGCTAAGACGGCTTCAATTGGAAGTTCACCTGTAGGCACACAGACAGAAACTCCATTGTTTGCATTACTAAATATAATTACATTTGCCATTTTATTTCCTTATTAAATTAGTTACCAAACACTACAACACAGTTATAAAGTAATGCCGTTGCAGTAGTAGTTGAAATTGGAGTTACAATTCCAAATTGTGAAGTTGTTGGAGTTAAAGTTGACCAAGGTGTTCCTGTCATTACATTAATTCCCCCTGCGGCATTAGATGCAGTAGATGAACTACTTGCTACAACACAATAATTTGCATCAGTAGTAGCATTAGTAAAATTAATTAAAAATTGCCCTGTTGCAGATACAGTAATAGAACTTACATTATATGAAGCACGAATTACTCCACCTGTACCATTAAAATTTACCCAAGCCAAAGCATTAGTAGTTACACCATTCGATTGAACTTTTAAAATTCCTGAAGCATCAGCAGTTGATACGATGCCATTAGAACTAATACTCGCATTTATCACGCTACTCATGGTTTAATTCCTTTATTTTTACAGTTATCAAAATGCCATCTTGGCATCATCCACGCACCACCTTCAGTTTTACAATAAATGCACGATGCTCGTGGTTGTTTAGTTCCTAAATTTCTTTCGCTAATTATTTGTCTTTGTTTTTCATTTAAAACATAAGGATTTAATGCTTTTGATGCTTTAATTTTAGCACGATGTTCAGGGCTATTTTCCTTACCTTTTCTGTTGCCAACAATACCTAATTTTGTTTGACGCAGTTTTTCTTTAACATGGTCAGGTGTTTCAATTCCTTTGTTCCAAGGTTGTTGTCCTGTTC